TACCCAGGTGGTAAATTACCTATTCCCATAGATGTGCCTTATCCCACAAAACGAGGCGAACAGAAATACTTTAAAGGACTACATTAAAAATGTTTGTAATACCCACAGCCGATGACCTTGTGACATTCATCAAAGACTTCACAGGCTCAACCAATGACGCAGAAATAAAGAAGTGTATTTTTATGGCAGAAATGTCAATGAGAAACATTGAACTACCAGCATTACGCAGTGATCCTTATGCTGTGGAAAACATTGGTATTGCCGATGCCGATGGTAGGGTGCCTATTCCTGGTGATATGAACAAACCTATCTTGTTCTTTCAACAAGGAGCACAGGTCACTACCAGTGCCACAGCCACAGGTGTGTCAGGTCAATTTACTATTACTCTGACTTCTACTCCAGCACAGACGCTACAAAACAATATGTTGGTGTCGGGAACTGGTATTGCGTCTAACACTACTATTGTCAATATCACAGGTGGTGGTGGCAGTGGTAGTGTAATTACTTTAAGTTTAGTCAATACTGCCACGGTTAGTGGAACTATTGTATTTGCCACTAATGCCAGCAACAGCAATCAAAGCGGACCTTGGATTGTCTATGACCGTATTGGCGACAGAGATATTATTACTCAGGGAATGCTTGCCCAGTTATATTTGAGTCCAGTAAATGTGCCAAATGTAATCCGTGGTAAATTCAGTGAAGTAGCAAACAAGTATCACTTTTTGCCGTATGTGGCTGAAGGTGCTCTTATCAACTTATATTACTATCGTGCTTGGCAGTTGCTATTCAGTCCTGTGGAAGACGAACTAATTAGTGCTACTGGCAGCGTAAATCCTATTAGTGGTAGTGGTCCTTGGTTGATTGGCATCAGTGGTATGAGTGATATTACTGGATTAAATGTCGGTGATGAAATCACAGCCACAGCAGGCACAGGCAGTCTGGGAACAGGCTTTACTTCAGCAGTGGTCACACAACTAACTTCAAGCACCAGTATTCAAGTAAGTGTCACAGGCGGCTCAAGCCCCACAGGTGGCACTATAACTGACATCTCTCTTACAGGGCAAACGGTTCAAACTAATGCTGTGCTACAAACCTGGGCAGAAGGTTATGTGTATGCTACTCTGCGTGAGTATTACATTAAACGACACAATGCCGAAGATGCTCAGGTGTATGCTCAAAAGTTTGAAAACGCATACAACATTGTAGAAGATCAAAACAATTTAGGTAAGTGGAGTGGCGGACATACTAAACTAACTTCAGTATGGCAACCTCGTCAATACAGAAACTTCGCTTACAAATAAGGATAATCAATGGCAGACAATAGTTCATTATACGGATCAACACCTCCAAGTGGCACGGTGTCAAGTAGCAATTACACTACTTTATATAGTGGTGGGAATAACTTTGTTCCCAGTGGCGACAATGTAATCATTTCGGGAACACTGACCGTGAATGGCTGTAGTATCCTAACTGATTGTTCAACTTTTAACTTACTGCCGTTTAACGCAACCACTATCAATTTTGGTGGTGCGGCAACAGCAATGAGCGTTGGTGGTGCCACAGGCGTGACCACAATCCAAAATCAATTATCCACTGCCAATTATCTTTTTCCATTGGCAGATGGCACAGCCAATCAGGTATTGATAACTGATGGTGCTGGTGTTTTAAGTTTCGCAGATGTCCAGAGTTTAGACACTAACTATAACATACAAGCAGACACCGCTACTGGTGGTGCCAATCTTACATTGGTGGGCAGTGATGCTACCACTGACAGCGTGAAGTTTGCCAACGGAACTAATGTCACGGTCAGTAGAACAGACGCAAGCACAATTACTATTAGTAGTATAGATACAAATACAACTTATACACAGAACGCAAGTGCTACTACTGGTGGTGCTAATCTAAATCTTGTAGGCAGTGATGCCACAACTGATACTATCAAGTTTGCTCAAGGTGCTGGTATAACCGTGGTTAGAACGGACGCTGACACTATCACTATTACTAACACAGATCCTGGTTCAGCAGGTGTCACAAGTATCACAGGCACAGCCAATCAGGTCATCGCTTCAAGTCCAACTGGTGCGGTGACTTTAAGTTTGCCACAGGATATCGCTACAACAAGTAATCCTGTGTTCGCAGGCATCACTGGCGGTAATGTCACGGTGGGTATAGCAGACAACCAAACTATATCTACTACAACTGGAGCATTGTATCTGAATAGTGCTTTAACATCAGGAGCACAGATTTATATTGGTAATAATGCCGATGAATTACAAACTGGTTTTAGTAGCCCAAGTAATTCTTTGCTTTTTACTGATAACTTTATCAATGGTAATTTAGCCAGTCGCAAATATAATGTCAATAATAATGCGGTAGCATATCCGTTGCGTATGGAAGCAGTGGCAGGCACGGCTGTGACTCCAGGTGCGGGTTATGGTGTTGGTATGTATGCTGGAATGACTAATGCCAGTGGCACATTTTTAACTGCCGCTAATATAGATGTTAGTTGGACAGATGCTACAGCAGCCACAGAAGATAGTAAATTCGCAGTTTCATTATTACGCAATGGTGCTATGACATTAGCAAGTTCATTGGACAGCAATGGTAATTTAGAATTGGCAGGTGGTATCACGGTCAGTGGTAGCACAAGTGGCAGTTCAACATTTAACGCACCTGCTACTGGATCAAATTTAATTTATACATTACCTGGAACCGCTGGAGCAAGTTCAACGGTGCTGACCAATGACGGAGCAGGTAATTTATCGTGGGCATTACCTGGTGGTGGTGGCAGCACTTTTGGTAATATCACTATTGCTGTGGTTGATGACAATACTATCAGCACTACTACTGGTGATTTAATTTTAGATGCCAATAGCAATTTAGTCAAGGTTGATGCCACTACTTTTAATGTCAATAGTGATAATTTGTTTGTCAATAACAACAGAGTTGGTATAAACAATAATGCTCCTGATTATGAACTACATTTAGATCAAGGGCAGGATAGTCTTACACAATTTGGTATGACTAATAATGAACGCACTTTTATTATCAGTAATAACGGTGCTGATGATTTGCTGAGTTTATACTATGGTGTTATTCCTCCAGCAGGCGACAACAGACTACAATTTAATTTAACAGATCAATGGTTTAACACTGGCAAACTTGGTGTCAATAATGCTACACCCGCCTACGAACTTGATGTATATGGCACAGGTAGATTTACCAGTGATCTTATCGCCACTAATAGTATAAAAATAGATGGTATTACCAGTGGATATACTGCTATTACTCAACCTGCTATTGCGGCAAATATTCAATATATATTGCCAAATGCTCAGGGAGCAGTCAGCACCGTTCTTACTAATGATGGTAGTGGAAACTTATCTTGGGCATTGCCAGGCGGTGGTGGTTCAACATTTGGCAACATTACTATTGCTGTAGATACTGACAATACTATATCAACTACCACTGGTGATTTAATATTACAAACTGAGGCTGGTGTAGATTCAGGTGTTATCACAATAGAAGCAGGTGCGGATAATGATGTTGTTATTGAACCAAATGGTCTCGGTAGAGTGTTATTGACCACTGATCAAGTAGTTGTTGGTGACTTAAATGCCAGTGCTGCCATCACAACTAACGGCACAGGTAATCTTTACTTTAATACCAACGGCTTTACAAACTCTGGACAAATGTTCTTGGAAGCAGGTGTCAATGGTAATATTGTATTGGCACCATATACACCTGGAACTGGTGCTGTAAAAACTTATAATAATTTTGTTGTCAATGACAGCACTTTCTTTGTAGATTCTGCCAATGGCAGAGTTGGTGTGAATACCGCAACACCTGGTCAAGAATTTACTATCAGTGATGGTGGTGATGGTTATGTTCAGTTTGGTATGATCAACACAGAACGCTTGTGGTTAGTGACTAACAACGCTGGTGATAATTTAATATCATATACCGTTCAAGAAACTGCTGGTAGTCCTGTAAATAGACTTCAGTTTGACGCCACAGGCGGAGATCAATGGTTCCCTTCGGGTAATTTAGGTGTTGGCACGGCTACGCCTGCCTATGCTTTAGATGTCAGCGGCACAGGTAGATTTACCAGTAATTTGATTGCCACTGGCGGTATAACATTAAATGGCACAACCAGTGGATATAGTGATATTATACAGCCTGCTGTTGGGGCAAATATTCAATACGTGTTGCCAGCGGCTCAGGGTGCTGTATCAACGGTACTGACCAATGATGGCAGTGGAAATTTAAGTTGGGCATTGCCTGGTGGCGGTGGATCTACTTTTGGTAATATAACGGTGGGTGTTGTCACTGACAATACTATATCAACTACCACAGGTGATTTGGTTTTAGCCAGTTTTACTAATTTATTAGATGCCGCTACTTTGAGTGCTAATTTTAATAATGTAAGTGTTGATAATCAAGCAGATTTAGATAGTTCAACACTGACAACAACCGCAACTGCCACGGTGGCATTAAACACTACAACAAGAAACGCAATGACAGGATTGATAAACATCATTCAAGGTGCTAACGTTCATTGTCTAAACTTTACAATATTGCGAGTAGATGCTACAACAGCCTTGCTGACTACCTATGCTGAAATGTATAATACTACATCATTGGCAAGTTTTACTGGTGATGTAAGTGGTGGGCTTTTAAGATTATTGGTGACCCCAACAAGTGCTACAAGCACGGTATTCAGTGTGGTAAGAACCTCACTAACATAAGGATTGTGTGAATTATGTCAAACGAAAAATTCAAAGTAAAATTCGGACTCGCAGTAGGCGATACAACAATGACGGTTGATGCCGCCACTGGTAATATTATTACTCAGGGTGGGCAAAGCACCAGTGACACTATAACAGCAGGCGGTAAAGCCATAGATGCTAATGGTAATGTATTGGTTAGTAATTCTACTTTAAATACTACTCAATTGCCAGCGGCTGCGTTTTTTGACAATACTACAGCAAATAGACAAGGTCGTGTGTTTGTTAGAGAGTATGGACAAAACGCAGGTAGCCTTGCTTCGGCTGCTACTATTGGAGCAGGACAATTATTTTTAGAAGGCAGTCGTGGAACTGCCGCAGCCCCAGTGAATGTCAATGTGGCAAACTCCAGCGTAGGTAGTCTTGGTGTTGGTTATTACGATGGCACAAGATTCAGCAGTGAAAACGGTGTTGGATTTAATACTGGCGTAGTATTTCAAAACACAGAAGCAACTGCCAGTGAAACTTCGGTATTTACAGGCAGTATAGCAACAACGGTATTGACGGTCACTGCTGTGACCAGTGGTGCTATTCACGTTGGTCAGTTGATCTCAGGCACTGGTGTAGCCAACGGAACAACCATTACTGCTTATGGTGCGAATACATTTGGTGGTGTTGGAACTTATACGGTTAGTTTTTCACAGACTACCGCAAGCACAACTATCACAGGTGTTGGCACTACAGCAGGTGGTGGTAGATTTGTATTTTTAACTACACCCACAGGTAATAAGTTTAGTGCTACCAGCAGACAAAGTATGATGGTGGCTGGTCAAACTGCTACATCTACACAGACAATCAACGGTGTCACGGTTCCGCAAAACTCAGGATTGAATATGCTCAACGGTAATTTGGATGCTGGTGATACTACATTTGTCAATAGTGCTGGTAATGTTGTTTATAAAGGCAGAGGCGGTGCTAACTTTAGTATTGGAGGTTCATCACTTACCCAAACTGGTGTGCCTTTTGAAGATAGATGTAGTTTTAATGGCTACATTGACAACGGTGCTGGTAGTGCTGGTAATACATTGACGGTGACTTCGGTGACTTCAGGTGTATTATATGTTGGACAACTTATCAGAGCCGTTGGTTTGAGTAATACAACTCCTTACTTTATCACAGCCTTGGGTAGTGGCAGTGGGCTAACAGGCACATACACAATAGCATCAACATTCCAAACAGCAGGCACATTGTTGGGTAGCGGTGCCAGCCCTGTGGCTATGGCAGGCACTCCAGATGATATTGGCTTGGCAGGCACAAATGGGATTACCACGTTAGCATCAAGAAAAAGTGTTGTGACTGGACGCAGAGTGCCGTTAAAGAATAATGATGGTGTATATAGTTTTAATATTGCCGCTCAAACTGGTGCGTTAGGGACTTCTACAAATCAAAATGTGGGTAATTTTAACTGGCTTGCCACTGAAGATTATTCTACAAGTGCCTGCGGCAGTTCATTTGCTTTACGCACCGTGGATACTGGCACAACTAATTTGAGTAATAGATTGGCTTTAAGTTCTACTTCAGGCACTATAACTACTAACCAACTGAGTATAAGTCCAAGTAGTGGTTCAACTACAGGAACTCAATTAAATATGAGTGGTGGCAGCACAACAGGTCCTACATTAAATATGAGTTTTGGTAGCACAAATTTGCTACAACTTGGTGATGTCAATATCGCACAAATGGGATCTACTTGGCAAAGCGTTTATGCTCCAGGTTTCAAATACACTGGTTTAGCCAGTAGTTCAACTTTAACTCAAGGTGGAACTTTATTTGAAATGAGTGCTCGTTGGAAAGCCAATGCCGCTACAGCAGTATATGATCCTCCTCAAACTGGTTGGAGTATTGGTAAGTTTGCGTTTAGTGCTGATAATTCTACCACTAACACAAGCCAAAAACAGGCTGGTGCTTTTCAAACTAAAGCCAGCGAAAACTGGGATGCTACACACTGGGGCACTAAAATTATTTTTAATGCTAACGCAAGCGGAACTGCTGGCAGTTATGAAGTATTGGTAATGTCTCCTGAAACTGGTCAAACATTTTCAGACACTTTCTCTATCAATAATAAAGCAGGCACTACTTATGCTTTTTTCAATTCAACATCAGCGACATTCGCACAACCAGTGGGCTTCCCAGTTAAAACGGTGGCACAATGGGGTGCTATCACAGGTGCGGCAGGACAACAGGTCTGTGTGAGTAATAGTAGCACAAGTCCAACACAAAGTGATGACGGTATGATGGCTTACTGGAAAACCAATGGCACAGCAGGCTGGTATTACATTCACGATAACAGGGCAATATAATATGGACGCTTTCAAAGAAACAACCTTAAAAGGTCATATACACTTATGCGAACTACGCTATAAGAATTTAGAACAGAGGTTAGATAATGTCGAACAAAGGCTCGCTCAGATTGAAAGTAAAGTCAGTGACTTGGGTAGTCAGATCCAATCAAACTTACTTGAGATTAAACTTGTCTTGGAAAAAGCCGACGCCAGACGGGATGTTCAGATTATTGCCACTATCGGAACTATAGTTGTTGCGTTCATTGGTGCGGCTATTGTGTTTGTTAAATAGTCAATGCCTAAACATCAATACATAACCTGGACTTATACTAATGGTAAGCCCAGGCGAGAATACACAGATCCAAGAATACCTATAGCCAGACAAATTGCTTGGCAAAAGGTAGCAGGTGAAACTACGCATACTATACCCGAGCCTGATAATTACAACAGAGCAGTTGTCACTGACAAGCCAGTAGAATGCCTGGGCATAGAAGATCAGGTTATATATTTGGACCGAAATAAAAATCACTGGGTCACGGTGTTGTATGTGCCTGAAGAACAATTTGCTGAGTATGATAGTTGGTTGGCAAGGCTAAAGCCAACGGCTCATTGGCAGCATACTAAACCACCACGATTGAGAAAACAACGCAGTTTGATGCTGTGATATGAACCAGTGGCATAAATACTACTATGAACAAAGAAGATTTAACCCGTTGGTTCGCAGGTTTTTGTCCTACTATAGAAGTAGATAATGGTAAGATATACTTGGATGATGATCATCTTTTGGTGTATCTTGAACCTAAAGACGGAATGATTACTTTAGGCAGTGAGATACACGATGCCAAAATCACTTACTTGATTGGCAAGTATGATTATGAAACGGTGGATAAACTTGTTGCTGTATGGAGCGAATTTATGGAACTGAACAATGACACACCTCGAATTATTAGCAGAACTATATCAGGCATTTAAAAGTGACGACTGGGATTATGCCCAAGAACTTCAACGACAACATCCAGAAGTGGCTGCCGAAGTATATGGTATGGTATTACGAGCAGAAAGTGAAATAGAATTTAACAAATTAGTGGATGATCTGACTAAATAATAATGTAGTAGCAACTCATCCGCAATGGCTCTGAGTTATAATCATAAGTATATATCCCTTTCTAATACGCTACTACACTAAACCCTGATTACTGCCGTGGTCAGGGTTTTTTTATTTTTTGGCTAAATTGATAGTATTTTGTTGTAAAATATCTGAATGCGAAGATAAATAAATGTATAGTTAGAAAGGAACACTATGAACAATATCACATTATGGTGGTTGAGCAACGCTGATGTCGCTGAACTACAAGCACAAGAAACTCCTGAACAGATCAACGAAGTTGAACAAGATGAACAGGACGAAGAACCAGAGCCTGAAGAGTATCGGAGGTATGCGTGATGACAGCATATGAAGATCAAGTAGTTGAACTACTAAAACAAATGAACCGAAACTTGGCTGCTATTGAAGAACGTGATTTACAGACTGCCGCATACATTGAAGAAATTACAGAGATGATGATTGATGTATGTGAGCAGTTAGCCAAAAGATGAACGATCCAGAATTAGCAATATTGGAAGCACAGGGCTGGAGGTTCTGTGCTATACCAGATATAAATGGACAGCCAACCAAAGGTCCAAGAACACCCAACTGGCAAAAGAAATGGCTGACGCAGGCACAAGCAGGCACAGCCAACATTGGTGTTATACTTGGTCAAGCCAGTGATGGAATATTAGCCGTGGATTTTGACGGACCTTGGACCTGGGAGTATTGGCAGGAACACATACAAATACCGTTTGAAGACGTTGATACGGTGTGTTGGAGCAGTGGTAAAACTGGCAGAGCACAAATGGCATTTAAAGTGCCAGAAGAGTGTTGGTCAGTTATGCCAGCAAAGTTCGCTGTCACTGGACCAACTGGTGATGATGGTAAGCCGCAACAACTTGAGTTTAGATGGGGAACATTTGAAGCAGGTTGTCAAAGTGTATTACCGCCAAGCCGACATCCTGACAGCGTCAATGATCCAGAAATATATTACCGCTGGGACAGAGCACCAAGTTGCGTAAATATACAGACAATACCAGATAGGTTGTTGGAGTTTATACTTACATATCAACGCCCACAACCAAAGTTTGATGTTGTTGCGGTGCCGTTAAAGATAGTTGATGATTTAACTGAAGATGATGTTGAATACATTAGCAGTCTTTTAACGCTACTTAAACAAAAATACACGATGTTAGCGTATGATGTGTGGCGTAATGTCACTTGGGCAGTTTATAAAGAACTTGGTCCAAGTGCGGGATTGGTAGTGATGAACCAGTTCTATCCTGAGCAAACGGCAAATGAGTATTACAGACTTACACGAGGATACAATCCTGGTAAAAGTCCAGGCAGAGGAACATTAAAACATTTGGTCAGCGATCTATTGAGTGATCGTGGTGTAGTTAGAGATTTACCATTATCTACACTGAAATTATTAGCAAGGAAATAATATGAATAATATAGAACGAGAATTAGAACTGCGTGAAACTATCCTTGAACAACTTAAAATAAAGAAAGCACTGGCACTTAAAAGTGGTAGTAGCACTGAAGTTGGTAAGATTGAAAAATCTATACAACAGGTTGAGCAGGGTGATTTAGGCAGTGAAAAGTTAGTTAAAGATTTGGTTAAAGAAGCAGTCAAGGCTGCTGCCAGGGAAAACAAACTACAAACAAAAAGTGAAAGCGAACAAGAGTTAGCCAAAATTATTGACGAGTATAACTTTTATATGAGTAGCACTGGTAATGCTGTGTGGTTTTATCAGCCAAAACTACCAGACCAGTTTGGTAATAGACCCTGGGTTAGTATAAAGAAAGACGCACTACAAGCAAACTTTAGTATAACTGATGTGTATATTAGAATGGGCGAAGGTCAGGAAGATTACAGCAGTTTTAAGCAGTTTAATAAGATGCTGGTTGAACAGGGTCGAACATTTACCAATGTCATACAAAGTTATACAGACCAACCTGGTTGTCTAAACATTATGAATAGTAATTTTTGCCAGCCTGAAGAAACTGGCAGAACTGATTATCATTGGATCTTTGATGCTGTTATGGAAAGCATTAGTGGTGATGACAGAGACGGTGAAAAAAGTTATTTACCGCTACAGAAAACACTATGGAGCAAATACTTACATCCAAACAATCCATTCTTGCCTAACTTGTTTATACGTGACCAAGAAGGCAGAGCAGGTAAAGGTTTAATCAGTAATACATTCTTACGCAGGTTGTTTAATGGCAAAGTAGCAGACAATTGTAATACTGATCACGTGACGGGCAAGTTTAATAGCGTGATCGCTGGTCAGGCTGTGATTGTTGTCAATGAAACACGCAGAGACAAAGTTGATGTTGAGCGTATGAAAGCATTTTTGGGCAGTCCAAAAATACTGATCGAAGCAAAGTATCAGGTGCCGTATCTGGCAGATAACACTGGACTTGTGATGAGTTATAGCAATGAGATAACTGGTGGCATTACGCTATCAGGCACTCAAAGTGATAACCGTTATAGTCTGTTTAAGACTACAAAGAACATTTACCAGACTTGTCAGCGTTATATGTTGGAGTATGAACAGCAGGATCTAACATTGGAAGAAGTTAAAACTTGGATTGAAGGTGTTGGCGATGATAGTGGGCAAAACTTATTGTTTAGCAGAGAACAGGTAGGACGTTGGATCAATGCTATGGCAGCAAAGCACGGTGACATTACAGCAGTTAAACCCTGTCACGGTGTTGAGTATCAAGCACTGATCGACAGACAGCGTGGCAGTTGGACACAGACCGTGGAACAAGTATTCACTGATCCAGACTTTACATTTATCAGAGCAGAATTATTGGAACAATTGATCAGGGAAAAAAATCGTGGTGAGATAGTTCCTGGCAGAAATAGAATGCGTGAAGAGATACTGCGACTGATAAAAGACAGACAACTGCCAGTTAAACTTCAAGAACGAGCAAAGATTTATGAGAACAGATTGGATAAGATTGGCTATCAACGCACCGTTTGGAGACTAATAAGTTTTACGAATAGTGTAAATGACAGCCTGTATGACACTGATCACGAGTATATGACCGAGGAGAATGGCAGAGTAGTTTGGATTTTTAAGGGCTAAAATTAAAATAAAACCGTAAAGTATTACGGTTTTGTTTTTTAACTCGTAAATGTAAAACCAGCATTGTAAGCACCTGTAATAGCGATTTTAGCACTACTTTTATTACTTTTACTATTTTTACTATAGAAATATAAAGTATATAAGAATAATAAAAAATACAATTATGTGTTTTTATGTGCGTTGTAAAAAGTTTCTAAAACTGATTCGTAAATTGTAAAACACAGGCAACTTTGCCAAAAACCAGGTATAAACGAAGTTTAATAGCAAATAACTGAATATCAGGATAAATAGATATATACAAAGGAGATATGAAATGGAAGCACTACACAAGTTCAAACTATTTGGACAAGAATGGAGTATAAGAATGGGCACTGAGTTGGAATTGGACACAGATTTAGGTAGATGTGTAGTAGATCAAAACCTGATCTTGTTAAATGACACACAGACAGAACCAAGTCTGCGTCACACACTGACACACGAATTGATACACGCAGTTGAGCAGAAACTACATCTTGGTTTAACAGAAAAGCAGGTTGATCTGTTAGCGTTAGGTTTGTTGGATCTGTTGAGTAGCAACCAAGAACTTAAAAACTTATTTGGAGAACGAAATGAGTAAAGGCAGACGAGCAGGCGAACGCAAAACGGTGGGTGTGTGGGAATGGAACAGCACCGTGTTATGGTCAAAGATCGTCAAAACTGACGATGATAGTTGCTGGGCTTGGATAGGCAGCCGTGGTCCGCAGACTAACTTGTATGGCGGACGAAAATCAGGTCAAGCACAGATGACACAAGCCAGACGCATTTTGTTTAGAGATGTGTTTGGTGAAGACTGCGATGACAAACAGATCAAACATACTTGCGGCAACGCATTTTGTATGAATTGGCAGCATTTTGATGTTAAACCAAATCAACGCAAGTATAGACTGGATGGCACTGACAGGACTATAGAAATACCCAGACAAGCAAAGCCTGAAAGAATTGCGAAAATAATACCAGTTCAAACACAAGAAAGATGGTGGAACATATGATGAAGATTACACAGGATATGGACTACGAAGGTGAAAACCAACCAGTTAAAAAACTTGTTGATGACTTAAAAGAGTATCACAACCAAAGTCCGTTTGCTACAGGCATAGATTGGCAGTGGCAACAATACTGGGCTACAATGACTGACGAACAGGCATTTGCTTTTATATTAAAGCATCCAGAATACATTAGAAGATTTACAAGGATTACAGATGGCACGACCTAAACCAATAGTTAGATTAGCACAAGAAGTTGGCGACGACTTATGGGAAATATTACAAGCAGATAAGTTTTATGTGATTACTTACAAAGACGATCCTGCTAACATTAGAATTACACAGGGTAGTATGAGTGGCAACATTCACAAGTATAAAAAACTAACATACACTAATCTTGGTAGTGCTAACTTACAAGCCAGACGATTGAACTACAGATTTAAGTGCGATGATTTTAAGGTTATGGAAGTTGGAAACTAATTGGACAAATTGCCCAAAAAAACTATTGACTTTGTGTGTGTTTCATTGTATAATAACTGAATAGTAAGGTAAATACTATTGTAGAACATAACAAAGAAAGGGACTACACAATGACTTATTACACATATATTTTAAAAGAGTTTGATTCAGGCAACAAAGACTTTATGGCAGGTGCTTGGTTGAACATCACAGATGAACACGTTTTTTTGTCAAAATTAAAAGGCAAGTTTGATGGAATGGAACTGGGGATAAACTATGAAATAGTTGAACAGCCTGGTAAAATAACAAGACAAGGCAACAGAGGACAGCGTTGGTTGAACAAGGCTTTAAAACAAGTAAATTTGTATAGACCTAAAAAGCACGAAGAAATAAGATTAGGTTTGTTTGGATTGTTGTATCCTAAAGAAGACAAAGTATTTTAAAAATAACTGAATGTAAAGATAAATATTTATATAGAAAAGGAACTGATATGTTAAACACCAAACCAATTTACCTGACACTTGTGCGAGAACGCACCAGAGAACGCATCACGCTGCCATTAGGTCCAGCGTTGAACAGAATCAAAACTTATGATGACAAGCAAAAGTTTATGAATATGCTGGGGCAGGATACATTCTGGAAAAAAAATAGACTGGACCTTTGGACAGAGTTGAACACGCTGATGATTGATGATGACACGCTACAAAAAGATGACGCAACGATGTTGAACAACGTGGCATTCCAGAATACACCCATAATGTTAGCCACCATTAAAGACAGACTGACACAGGCTACTCACGATCTGATTGAACAGCGTAGAAAGATTAAAACACAGATCTGTAGTTATTGTGACTACAATCATATCTATCAAAATGGCGAACGCACATATGTGGATCGTGCTGTTAGAATAGATGTGCCCAATGTTTATATACGCACAGAAGATTTAGCCAAGGTAGATGCTGAGATTGCCAAGATACTTGACAAGTATGCTGTGAAAGATCCACTACGCTTGAAGAACGGTAGGCAACGGTTTAACATCAGGACCGTGAGCAACCGTTATGTGGAGCGTGTGTTTGGTTTTAAGCCTGAACCAAAAGATAATTATTATTGGTAAAACAAAATGGGCAAATTGCTCTGCGTTGTGTAGTAAAATAACAGAACGCAGAGATAAATAAATGTGTAGAAACAAATAGAAAGGGAACTACATTATGAACATATTACCATTAGTAGATGAGTTAGGATTGGACACAGAGCCGTTGTCTGGAGCACAGGTTATTAGTATATTTCATACCGATGCTGGTTTTGCTCCCAGTCAGACTGGTGAAGTATTATCAATCAAAAGAGGCATATTGACTATTAGACCTACCAATTCAAATATGATATATGAATTGAAACGAGAACGCAAAACAGACCAACCAATATTACCAAACTTTGATGACAACCGTTGGATATTGATTAGACAAAATGGTAAAAAAGTAAAATCAAAAGGCGACAAAAAATACTTTGATTATAGAACACTCTTTTACTTTAAGAATGATCCGTTGGTAAAGTTTTTGAGCAACAAAATATAAATTGGACAAATTGCCCTGCTAACCCAGGGCAATAAACAGAACCGTGAGATAAATACTTGTGTAGTTAAATATAACTACTAACAAAAGGATATATATTATGAGAAGAGTTATTATTGAAGACAACAACCAAAGCACCAGAGTGCTCTATGATGTAAATGTTTTGGATGGGCTAATGCTCACCGATGCTCAAGAGCAATATTTGATGGACAACCGTGAATACTATGACCAAGTAAATGGTGCGGTGGTTGTAGATTGGAACACCGTGATCAAGGCTGCCGAGTATAAGAGTCCAGTGATTAAACACAACAATGGATTCACATTGGACAGCGTGATGGACTACCAAGCATAAGTTAGAAAGGGGAGGGTGGCTTTGATAGGAATTGAAACCACCCTCTTGGAACCCGCATAAACATTGGGCTGCGAGAGGGCATTTTGCTAAATCGCTGTCTTTTAATCGTTTGTGTATCTACCCCTTACCCTGTCATAAAACACCGTTAAAAACACGGTTATTTTTTTGGTTGAACTCAGTGGCTAAATAATAGATCAGATTGGAAACCAAAGTGGCACAAATAAAAAACCCGTTAGACGAAGTTCGCATACCATTCGCAAAGATGACATTCACTCCCGATGTTCCTTCAACAGCGTTGGGACCCAATGAATACAATCAAGGACTCAATGTAGAAACAGATGTCCGTGGCATACGCTCAGTGGCAGGTGAAGAAGAGTTTTTTGATGATCTTGATGGAACACCAACATACATCAGTGGTGGCTTTAGAGCAGACACAGAGTTCTGGTTTATTGTGGCAACTACAGAAGGTAAATGGTGGGCAACATACAATGGAACTTGGCAAGACATTACACCAGCAGGTGGCAACTTCGCAGGTTATACGCAGGCTACCAATATCACTGAAGCCTGGAATGGCACCGTGCCTTTCTTTAATGACACATTCAATCCACCAATGGTGTGGTTAGACGGTGACGCAACGCTGACTTTATACTCAGACCTATTGCCCACAGACATTGACGACATAGTGTTCTCCAGTGCTACAGAACAATACCTGACATTCAGTAATACCTTTGTGGCAACAGGATCTACCATAAGTGGAACTACCCTGACTATTGGCACGGTCACTGGTGGAGCAAGCACACCAACCGTGGGTCAATATCTTACAGGCACAGGTGTCACAGCAGGCACCAAGATTGTCAGCAACATAAGTGGCAGTGGTGCTGGATCAACTTGGATTGTCAATCTATCACAAACCACCGCAAGCACAACCATAACTGGCAGTCCTTACGACAGCATACCATACTTGGCAGGATCACGCATAGTTATCAGCGGAGTCAATGGTGTTTATGATGGGCAGTTTGTAGTATCATCCAGCACATTATTAGGCATCATATACCTGGCTGTGCCAACATCAGGCTATCCTGGAGGTGGTAGTGTAGCACCATTATATGCTTGGAACTATAACCCATATTGGTCAAGTTATAGTGCTAACTTTATGCGTATGTATAGCACACCCAACGTAGGTAGTATTTTGGTAGCAGGTAATCTTACAGCAGTGAATAGCACAACAGCAGCCATAGAAGAATATCCTGTGACCATACAATGGAGTCAAGCGTTTGGATTAAATGCCGCACCACTTACTTGGGAACCTACCATAACCAATGTAGCCAACCAGTTAGAGGTTCCCTTACGAGGACCTGCCCTTGATGCGTTCCCAAGTAATGGTCAGTTCTTTCTGTGTTCATACTGGGACACCGTGGTGTTCTCACCTATCAACTATAGCACAACATCAGCACCTATCCTTGGTGTAAAGTTATACAATCAAGGCAGAGGACTGCTCAGTTCAAACTGCTGGGCAAACACAGACAAGTTAGTCTATGGTGTTGATGCCAGAGATATCTGGGTGTTTGATGGTCAAGACTTTCAAGGTATAGGCAATCAACGTGTTAAAAATTGGTTCTACGATCAGTTAGATCCTGAATACTATGACCGAGTGTTTATGGAAGCCAACTCACAGAAAAATCAGATTGAGATTTACTATCCTGATGCTGATGCTATTGGTGGTGTGCCCAACAAGATGCTGTCATACAGATACGATATAGATTGTTGGAACGCACCCAGAGATGTAAGTTCAGCGACTATGGGCTGTGAAAGTCCTATCTATACAGAAAATACTCCTGGCGTTTGGACACCCAACCTTGGCAGCAGAACCGTGGTCTATGCTCAGGGTGTCACAGATAGTAAAATAGTTCAAAAAGACATTGGCTATGCTCAGGCAGATGGTAGTGCGATAACTTCATTGTTCCGCAGAGACAATATTAAAATGATCAAAGATTATAGTGGTAAGTTGATGGTTCATCGTATCCTACCTGAAGCAGTGAATATTGGTGCTATACCTTTTAGTAGCAGTGACGAGATCAGCATTATACCAAGTCCAGGAAATATCAGTGTCACCATAGAAGGTGCTAATAGTGTAGGACAACAACCAGTGACTAAAGCAAGTCAAGCAATGGCATTAAACACTGACAATCCTTGGATACAAATGGATCAGAATGCTCACAGAGTCAATAGCATACAATTAGGGAATACCAGTAGTAGCAATGTCTGGATGTGTAGTGCCACTACCTGGCAATTCACACAAGTCGAGGACGATAGATAATGGCAACGTATCCTATTACAGGTGGCGATGATGCCAGTCTATTAGACGCAGTAAATTATGCTATATCAGGACCCAGTGGTCTTGGACAATATAATGTAGGTTTTAATAAATCTACCACTGCTTATATCACAGGTAATTTTAGACTGCCTTATAGTAATACTAACTATGCTCCAACTTATGTAGCACCTATAGCCTTGGGCAACAGCACTTGGCTGGATGATTTTACTTGGAAGTATGAATTTGCCGCACCGCAGGCAGTTCCTCCTTTTGCCATAGGCAACAACATCACGGTCACGGGTGTCACACCATCAGACTACGATGGAACATTTAACAGAACTGGTGTTGTGTATTGTGATGTAAATTATGTCATAGCCAGAGCAACTAACCCGTATCCAAATCCAGGTCCAGGCACTGGAGGCACGGTGTCTTTAGAATATCTTTATTTTTATCCAAGTCCTGCTGGCACAGAAACTCGAGCATCCACTGATTGTAATGGTATTATCAGTGTAGTAGGTCCAGAAGATTTTGTCAATTTGTCAGCAATGATAACCACAGAAAACGCACTGGGAATTACAGCCAAAGTTGTAGAACCTGGCAGCAACGGTGATGTTAAATTCAGCACACAATTAAATAGATATATTGCGTTTAACAATGGCACAGCACAGAACCCACAATACTTTTATCAATTTGATGCCACGGTAGCAGAACACTCACAGACATTCTTTTTAAGTGGTGGTGTTGGACAAATTCTGACCTTGAGTATAGATGCCAGTAGTGGAACTAAAGTAGATACTACACCATCAGGTTATTATGCTATTATAGCCAATTACCAAATGACTACTTCAGGAATTGGACAATATCAAAACTTCAGCATAGATTTACCCAGTAGTGCGGCAGGAGCATATACCACAGGAAATACAAGTATTACTATCAACAACCCAGGCTATGCTTTTGTTGTTGGAGACACTATAACAATTCCAGGTGTTGACTTAAATGGTGTCACTGGTGTCAATAATTTAGTATTAGTAGTAGATAGTGTCACAACATCACCTACATCTTTTAACATTGATCCTACCACGGTTTTTACCACCTTGTTAGATAATCCAGCACCAGGACTTTACTGGTATATTTTAGAATTTGCTTTTATAACATTGCCAGGCGGACAAGATGTTGAATGGTATATAGAAGATATGGAAGTTGGCAGACGCAGTCTCACAGCACAGGTTATAAAGAAATAAATAACACAATGAATAAAAATAAACTACCCACATTGGCAGAAATGCTGGCTAACTATGGCAGAGATGGTGACACCATATTAGCACACATCAATCCCGAAGAAGCAGCCTTACTTAAAAAAATGGGCGGCAGAGGCTCACGCAACCCTAACACAGGTTTGTTGGAATTTGCTTTTGGCGACGATAGTTGGGGCAATGTAGCCATAGATTACGGTGGTGATTATGATTTTGGTGGTGGTGATTATTATTATAATGATGGTGGTTATGGTGGATTTGGTGGTGACGATTTAGATCCCAGTGGTCCAGCAGAACCTCCATACGAACCACCATACGATCCTGGACCTGGACCTGATCCTGGACCTGGACCTGATATTCCTACCGATCCACCATATACTGATCCAGTATATACTGACCCGCCTGCTACAGATCCTCCTGCTACAGATCCTCCTGCTACAGACGCACCAACTGATCCTTATGTGCCACCTACTGAAGCACCAACTGATCCTTATGTGCCACCTACTGAAGCACCAACTGATCCTTATGTGCCTCCAACTGACGCACCTACGCCTTATGTGCCACCTACTGAAGCACCAACTGATCCTTATGTGCCACCTACACCTGAGCCAACTGGTCCAGCAACTCCTGAACCTACATTTACTTTTAGTGCTATTGAACCAACGGATACTCCAGAACCAACTTTAACTGGAAGTGCTATTGAACCTACAGACACGCCTGAACCTACAATGACGGGTAGTGCTATTGAACCAACTGAACCACCTGTCACAGAAACAGATACTATTTTTGAATGGATTATTACAACTGATAGACCTACTCAAACTGAAACACAATCATTTACTTTTAGTTTTACAGATACTCTGCCTCCACAACCAACAGAAACAGATACTATTTTTGAATGGATTATTACTACAGACAGACCTACTCGCACTCCTGAGCCAAGTGAGACATTTACATTCAGTTTTACTGATATGACGTTGCCTCCAGTGACAGAAACAGATACTATTTTTGAATGGATTATTACAACTGATAGACCTACAAAAACTCCTGAGCCAAGTGAGACATTTACATTCAGTTTTACTGATATGACGTTGCCTCCTTTGACTACTGAACCACCAGTGACAGAAACAGATACTATTTTTGAATGGATTATTACAACTGATAGACCTACAAAGAGTATAATTGAAACATTACCGCCAACATTGTCGTTTAGTTTTACTGATATGACATTGCCTCCAGAAACAGAAACAGATACTATTTTTGAATGGATTATTACAACTGATAGACCTACAAAAAGTATAATTGAAACTCTGCCTCCAACGCTGTCGTTTAGTTTTACTGATATGACTCTACCACCAACAGAGCCTCCTACAACGCCACCTCCAACTACAACGCCACCTGTGACAACAGAGCGTCCAACATTTACTTTTAGTTATACACCAACGTTGCCACCTACATTGCCTCCGACAATTAGACCAACATTGCCACCAACTTTACCTCCAACATTGCCGCCTACACAACCTCCAAGTGGTCGTGGCTTAAACGCTGGTTATATCAATCCAAGTAATTTTTATAATACCTATGATGATGCTCAGGCAAAGTTTAACTGGGGTAGTCACGGTTATCAGGTTGGTCCTGTATTCAATGACCAACAATGGAACGCTGCCTATGGTGAAGATACGCCCTGGGGATTACAACAACTTGCCAAACCATTGACAGGAGCACAGATAGCAGATTTAATTGCTGGTAAGAATGTGCCAAGTTTTAATGTTCAGTCAGCAAGTCGCAGACAAGCATATGATCCTGCCAGTATGGTGACTCCAAATGCTAATAACACATTCCAAGTGGGTTTTGGAATGACTTCAGCCAGCGGAGCAGTAGCACCCACTAATGCTCCTGTGGCTACTATGAGTCCAGCAACGCAAGCACAACAAGCCGAGATTGTAAAACAACTTGGTAGTGACTGGATGACCAGACAACAACGAGCAGCCGCTACAGGCGATTGGGAAACTTACAACCAAATTCAACAGACGGTGAATTCGATTATAAATCCCGTGATAGATAGATATTAAAATATGCTAAATAATACAATACAAAGGAACCCAATATGAGTGGCGGAAAATCCAACAATCAAAGTTCAACAGACCCAAGACTAACTGGTGCTCAGGCAGCACAGGTAGAGGCACAGAACAAATTTTTTACAGGAACAATAGATCCAACTACAGGTGTTAAAGACCCTGGTTTAATAGATTTTTATAAAGGTGCTGTAGGCGGTGCTAAAGATGTTTATAACCAAAGTGCTGGTGGTGTAAAAAACGCCAGTCAAAATCTTGCGGGTGTAGCAGGCAACGCACAAAAAGCCTTGGGTGAAACAGGCGAATCAGCATTACGCACTGGTATTAGTGGATTAGAAAGTTTATTCAATCCTGACTACGAAAAGAACCAGATATCGGCAGCGTTAGCCCCTGCTCAAGCACAATATCAACAAAACATTACTAATCAAGCCGCACAATTTGGTGGCACTGGTAATTTAGGTAGTGCCAGACAAGCATTAGCAGACAGGCAACTTGCTGGGTCAAATGCCAATATGATGGCTAAAACTGCCGCTGATGTTCAACGAGATGTTGCTGGACAACGAATGGGTGCGGCTGGACAATTAGCACAATTAGGACAAAGTGGCATTGGACAAGGTGTTGGGGCTGCTCAAACTAAATTAGGTGCCAGCCAAGCAGACATAGACCTATACAACAAATACGCTTCAGTGATATTTGGCACACCAAGTTCGAGTTATAATCTTGGTCCTACTGGTAGCACTACTTCAAGCAGTGGCAGCAACCTTGGCTTTAAGATTTAAGGAATAACAATGGCATTATATGATATGAATCCGTTGGACGAAGAAGAAGAACGAAAACGCAGAGAACAGATTGCGGCTATGGCTGAGAACGAGCCTGTGGGCAGAGGACCTGTAGATCCAAGTTTTATGGATGTTGCTGGTCAATATCTTGGCAATAGGTTTGATAGTGCTATGAACAGAGTGTCACAGGCTGGTGATACACTAATGAATCCTCAAAAAGCCTTACAACAGCGTATGGCTAACGAACAACAACAAGAAGCAGCCGATACTGAAGTTAAAACACAAACCGTTAAAACATTTGGTGATGGCAGTCAAGAACAAATAGTAAAAACACAGGTTCCTGCTGGTCAAGCACAACAACCACAAGCACAACAACAACCACAAGCACAATTTGGTGGTATGATGGGTCCTGTTAGCCCTAATAGTCCTGAAGCACAACAACAAGCACAGGCATTTGCTCAACAAATGGCTCGTAGCCAACAACAAAATCGTGGATTGACTACACCTATCGCAGGAATGCCAGATAATTTACCTGCTGAAGGTAGAATTCCAGCCGAGGCAGCACAACAAGCACCAGTAATGGCAAATTTGCCACAACCTGGACCACAAGTTCAAGTTGCGGGTGCCACACAGATGCCACCACAGGCTGCGGCTCCTGGAGCAAGTCTGGCACAGGCTGGTGCTCAAGCACAACAACGCCCACAAGTTCAAACACCACAAATGGCTCAGGCACAAGCACAGGCTCAAGATCAAGAAAATGGCATTAGCCAACAACCTGCCGCTTGGGTAGAGGCTGCGAATCAGGCTGGCAATGACTTTTATAAATTGTTAGATGTAGCCAACAAGCATCCTGAAAGCAAGGATATGATTTATGATAAATTAAAATCCACATTTAAGCAATCATCAATAAAAGATGATGCTGATGCTATTATGAAGGCTGCTCAAGCAGGCGATTTATCAGCACAAAATCAAATACTACAAAGCATTAAACCAGATAAAGGCAGACAAAAAGAAGAAGTCACGGTTAAAGATTATTTACAAGCCTATATATATAAGCGTTTGGGTTTAGATGCCTTGGCTGCTGATGTTCAAAATAAAATCATTGGCAAAGACACAAAATTCGGTCAAGTCACATTAGGTGGCAGTAATTGGGAAACTGAAACTGACAGCAGTGGCAGAATTATTAAAGCCAAAGATAAAAATGGTGTAATTGCTACAGAATCTACATTAAATCAATTGCGAGCAGGTGCTCAAAAGTTTGGCAGTCAATCTACCAGTTTTACTGGAGGTATTCACACGGTTCCAAATGCCGCAGGCGATGGACAAGATTTAGTTATGCCAACTCAAAATTCTATGACTGGTCAGGCAGGCTTTACATATGCCAGCGGACCAAAACAAGGTCAGGCTTACACAGGCACAGCAACTCCACAACCACAAAGTATTGGAACATCGTTTAATAAAGCATTAGACAAAGCAATGATTGATTTTAAAACTACTCCTTCTACTGCTGGTGCCAAAGCCGCTATGGATAAAGCATATGTTTTAGATCCAGGTGACGGAAGTTTGATTCGTGCTACACAAGCACAGATCAATGCTAATAGTCCAGACATTTTTAATCAGATTAAAAATTATAGTCCAAGTGGTAGTGTAGCAGATAAATTACCTGCTGACACGGCTGCTAATGCCAAAATGTTGGAAAGTTTGAACAGAGATTTAGAGGCTAATGCTCGTGAAGCGTCAAGAATGCCTGCCAATGATCCACGCAGAAAAATATTAGCAGACGAACGCACAAAAACTGAAGCAAGAATCGCAGAACTTGGTGGCAGGGTTGCCCCAAGTGTTGGTGGTGCCGCTGGAACAAGTTTAGCCCAGCGTGAAAGCAATATTAAAGTCAATGAAGATGTGACAAAAGCAAGATTAAAACCTCCAGCAGAAGCAGAAGGTAAAAATGAAGCCACAGACATCAATAATCAAAGAACAGCAGATGAAAATTATGCTATGATTAAACCCGTGGCTGATTTAATTAAACAAGCCACTGGTAGTGGTTTAGGAGCCAGAGTAGATACATTGGCAAGTTTCTTTGGTGTAGGCACTAAAGGTGCTCAAGCCACACAGCAGTTAAATGTAATGTCATATCCATTTAAATATATGATTCCACGATTTGAAGGTCCGCAAAGTGACAAAGATACTGCTTTATATGTTGAAGCCGCAGGTGACTTTGCCAATCCTAAAAAGACACAGGCAGAACGCTTGGCTGCTTTACAAGGTATGGTGTTTATGCTTAAAAAGTATGACAAAGCAGGTAAAAACGACTGGACATACGGTGAATCACAGGGTAAAGCAGAACCAGGAACTACAAGTAGCGGAAACAAATATAAAAAGGTCCAATAATGGCATTCATATATGAAGTAAATGGACAACGAGTAGAGTTTGAAAAAGAACCCACGGAAAAAGACATTGACGAAGCAGCCAAAAGCCTTCGTCCTGCTCCTGAATCTCGCCAACCTAAACCTGTAGAGGGTGCTGGTGGTGCTGCCTTTGGCGTTTATCGTCCGCAAGGTCGTCGTCCAGATGCTAACAATGACAGAGAAGCCAGTAAAGATATGCCTATACAAACTGCCCGTGGCGTTGTCACAGGTGCGTTAGGTGGTCCCAGTGATTTATTAAACTTGCCAGGAAATCTATATGGTATGGCAACTGGACAACCAAGTCCTTATCAAGTTCCATTAGGCAGTGAAGAATGGAATCAAATGTTGCCGTTCCAAAGCGATACACCGCAGGCTAAACTTGCCAGATTTGGTGGAGAAGCAATGGCACCATTCCCCAGTGTAAAAGCCATAAAAGCAATTCCAGGAGCAGTCCGTGGTGCTGGTGATGTTGTCAGTGGTGCTGTGGGCACAGGCACAGGCTACATAGCAAGACCAGGCAAAGCACCTGTAGGTTATCAAGTGCCAAGTCAAAGAAATCCTATTGGTGCTACATTTACACCGCCTGAAGAGTTGGCAAAGTTTGAACGTGGCGAATTACCATATGGTCAAATGCCTGAACAACGACCAATCAGCGAATTACCGCAGGGTAAATTAGACAGAGCCGCAATGATGCTCAGTGGTGGTAATATACCCAACGCTGGACAAGGTGCCAAGGCATTTGGCGAACGATTAGGTGAAACTTACAGAAATCCTCTAACTGCTGCCGCAGACATTGGCAGTATGTTCTTTACTGGTGGTGTTCCAGTGTTATCTACACTACGAGGTGGTCTGGCTGGTGTTCAAGCACTGGCAGATATGCGATTAGCCAACAAAGGATTTACTCCAGAGTTGCCAAAAATACTCAACGAATATCAAACAGGTGTTCGTCCTATGCCAGGCGTTCAACCAGGACCAATGCCCAGAGGATTTCAGGCTGCTGGACCAGTAAGTCCAGGCGGCTTGGCAACGCCAACTCCTGCGGCACAGGCAGCAATGGCTACTACACAACGAGTAGCAAGAACTACAAGTGCTCCAAGACCACAGCCACAACCCTTCGCATTACCCGATGCTGGCACTCATTATAATATGGCAGCACAAGGTAGTGATAACTTTGGTGATACATTTAACAAGGCTGTTAGTGCCAGAACACAAGATTTATTAAAAGATGCCCGACAAACTGGCAAACAATTGACTCCTGAACAAGCAGGTGATTTAGCCTTTGACGAGATTAAAGAATGGCGTAGAAATAATGTTGATGCGTTTAAAACACCTAAAGCCGCAGGACCAAAATTAGCCGAAGAAGGTGAGAATCCAGCATTGGTAAAAACTCGTGGTGAAGGCACATTAGATAAACCTAATGTAGAGTTTGACAGAAGCGATTGGTTCTCATTACAAGAAAAAACAAGAACAGGCAAACCACTAACAGCAGGCGAACAAAGTCTGGCAGATAAAATTACTGGCAGATACGGTCCTGATCCTTTTGGTAGTGGAGATTTAACTGGCAATAAAATGTTTAACACGGTTGCTCAAGGCGAAACTACGCCTGTGGCTGCGGTAGCACCTACACCTACAGCAGAAATGCCTGTTGTAGAAATACCAAAACAAACCAGAGATATGAGCGTTGGTAATGCTAAAAAACAATTCTATAAAGATTTAGAAAATGATACTATACCTGTTGCGGAAGCAATGGCAAAATATGAAGGTGTCACTGCCAGAAAACAACTGCGTGTTTATAATGAAGCCTATGATGCTGCCATTGCCGAAGGCAAAACTGAAGCACAAGCAACACAGGCTGGAAAACAAGCATTACAACGCAACGCACTACCACCGCTAACTGGCGAACGAAGTTCAGCCAGATTAAAGCCAAAAGAAAGTGACATTATGGAACGAGAAATGGCACAATCGTGGTTTGACGACACCATTAAAAACGCACCTGACAAAACTACCAAAGATATGTATAACGAAATGTTAGCACAGCGTAATGGTGATGTTGCTCAACTATACAGAGATTTAAGTGCTCAACAAGCAGGTAAAGAAACTGGTAAATCAATGTTTGAAGAACCATTAGATACTACTATGCCTAAAGTAGAGCCTAATGCTATACCTGAAAATGATTATACAAAAGATTTAACTTTTGCTAAAATATCAGGTGGTGATTTACCTGTTGGTAATTTTGAAAAAGATGGCATACGCTATGAAGTTGTTGAAAACGCTTCATACAAAAATATGCCTGATGATGTTAAAAAATTAGTGCCTGATATGCCTAAAACTATTGAGCGTCAAATTGACATTAAAACTGGTAAAGTATTAAAAGGTCCAAAGTCTATGGCTGAACTACAAGCGGAAGCAGAAGAAATGCTAAAGCAAAGCAGAGCATCTAAAAAGGCAGCGACTATAAATACTACTGAATTGAAAGGAACAGAAATGAACACTGATTGGGGAAAAACGCCAGTATCAGGCGATGAATATTATAAACATTATATTTCAGGCGGTAAATCTCCGATTGAACAACAATATAGTCCTGGCACATTAGCAGAAGAATTATATAACAAAGTTAAAAAAGATCCTGCTTCTTTGACTAAAGAAGATATTAAAAATTGGTATGATTATGATCTCAACTCAATAAGTATGCCATCATTAAAAGCAGAAACTAAAACTGCTAAAAATCCTAAAGCAAAAACTGAACAAGAAATAGTTTCTCAAGTAAGTAAAAGCGTGGCTGATACTATAATTAGAAATTACGAAAGAATACAAAATCAATCCAGTTTTGGAAGACCAGAACTTGTGGGTAAATCTTTGGAAGAAGCAAAAGCCATTGATGCTAAAAGAAGCCAAGATGTAAAAAATAAACAATTAAAAGAAAACTTACAAGAAATGAGAACTGCTAAAGAAAATTGGAAAGCAATGACCGAAAAACAAAGAAAAGCCTTTGTTAAAAAAGGTGGCAGAGATCCAAGTAATGATATAATAGGTGGAGAAGAATAATGACAACAACTGAACAACTAACACAAGTCTTTTACGACAACTTCGTAGCATACTACAGAAGCCACGCTGCCCACGCAAATATCACAGGCAGAAACTTTAGAAGCGACCACAAGTTGCTACAAGGTGTATATGAACGCAGACAAGCACAGATTGATGTCTTGGGCGAACTCTTACGCACCTTACAAGAAATGATGCCCACAGATTTATCCGAAATTATCAACAACTCAGAATTGCCTACAGATGCCATAGAAGGCACGGCTGATGAATTGCTACAAATGGTCTTGGATGATTTAGAACAACTACGAGATTGTTATATAGAACTTGAAGAAATAGCAGAAGAAGATGAGCACGATGAAATAGCCAATTATGCTCAAGACCAGATTTTAGATTTGAATAAGAGTATTTGGATGCTTCGTAGCACTTTAGAATAAACGTTTGTAAGCGTATGACCCACGGACATCATAACCTGCTCGTTGATGTAGTTTAAGAAATGCTTGTTGGTCATTACGCATAGTAGTAGAACAGATTATAGGACTTTGAGATAACAATGCGAAACCTTCCCATAGTTGTATCATATCTTTTAATAATTGGATTCTGTCTCTACTGGACAAGCCGAGATCAAGGTGAGCCATACGCACACCAACCATCTTATCGTCTGACCACGGAGCAAAGTCGTTAGTTTTTGCCCAAGTGTAAGCAAGTAAATTGCCACTTGGTTCAACAGCAACGCTAAAGAGTTCGGTGGTGGGTTTATAGAATTGATTTATAATTGCCAAGGTAATATTTCGAGAATATGTAATTGGCTCAGGAGTAAAGATAGTATCTATCTCAGTTTGGAAGTTGGCTTCAGCCAAGGCTACAATAGCAGTGACATCTGTGCCTAATGCTGGTCGCCAAATATATGTAATCATTTCATATCCTTTCAAGTGTTTGTATATTTAATCTTGCTAAATAATAATATGACAAAAGAAAAGAAAATTGCTACAAAATCCAACCCTAATGTAAAAAGTCACGGTGGATATCGTCCAGGCTCGGGCAGACCAAAAGGCAGCAAAGACGCAGTCACTATCAGTGGATTATTAGAACAAGTTTTTAATCAAACACAGGGTAAAGACTACGAAGAACTGCTGATTGAAGATTTTATGACTGCCAGAAATAACAGCGATAGTGCCACGGTAATCAAATATCACAATCTTATTTTAAGCAAGGTTATGAATAGTCTGGCTAAAATAGAAGTCACTGATAGTGCTGATGCTGTAGCCGCAAAACAACAGGCATTTGCCGACGCATTGTCTAAACTAACAGGCGTGAAGAACGTATAAATAATACTATGAAAAACGGACTATATGCCAACATCAATGCCAAGCGTGATAGAATCAAAGCAGGCAGTAAAGAAACAATGCGAAAGCCAGGCACTAAAGGTGCTCCCACAGCCAAAGCATTTACAGAATCGGCAAAGACAGCCAAACCAATTAAAAGGAAAACAAAATGACAGATAAATTATCTTATGCTATCGGTGGTATGGCTGCTAAAGGCTCACCAAACAAATTCAGTGGTAATCCCAACCAAAAAGGCAACCCTGACGCACTAATCAATAAAGGTCAAGGACCCAGAGGCGGTGGAACAGCAATGCCATACTGCGGACACGAAATGACCAAAGGTTCAAGTAATCCACAAAAGCGTCAAGCAGTCAGTGACGGACAAACTAAATCTATGCCTAATCTTGGCAGAGAAAAGTTTGACTTTGCCCGTGGTCCAACTAAAGGGAATCAAGCATAATGTCAGTCTATCAAATAGTAGGTCCATTGATTTTATTAGCAGTAGATACACCTACAACACTAACTCCATCTACGGCAACCATAAATTTTGCTGGCAATAAAAATATTACGACTCTTAAAATTGACAATCCTGATTTAATCAATACTGGTGCTTTAGGTTTCAGTTTAACTGGAGAAGTCGATACTTATGATTTTAATAATGTTATAGGAGTAGCACCAGGAGCCACGGTAGTTGTTCAAGTAGCAAATGCCAATTTTACTGGACCAGTATATGTCAGAGCAACTGGCGGAACAGGTTTGTATGTTCAAGCAGTAGCAGTATCAGGATAAAAGGAAACAAAATGAAAAACCCACAAAGCAAACCAATCAATCAAAAGCGTGGTCCTACAACAGGCAACGCAGGCAACACTACAAAGCGTAATGCTTTTATGGATGCCAAATCTACTTCCAGCAGTGAAAAAGCAACATTAGCCAATATGGTCACAAGTGCTTTAGAAATGCGTGGCAGAGGTGTTCAACCTAAAGTAAATCCTGCTTTAGAAAGTGTAAGTAGTAATACTAATACTGGACCTAAAAAGAATCCAACAGCCAGTAATAGCAGCCTACCATCAAAATACAAAAAACCTACCACAAAAGGTTAAAGTAGTATAAATAACAGAGCAGTCCAAGACTGCTCTTTTAATTGTATAGTTATGAAAGGAAAAGAAATGATAACAAGCAATATAGATAGCCCTTGGGCAGACAAGCCCCAAGAACCAGTAGTAGATACTACTAAAGCAAAAAAACCAGTAGCCCCTAAAGCAGTCAGCAACGCTGAATATGATTTAGAAGGATTGATGACTGATTTCCCCACAGCCCGAGAATTAGAACGATTTGTTTTTGACGAAACAGGCATCGTGCTAAACTTAAAAGGCAGAGCCAATAAATTAAAATATCAGGTAGCAATGGACACACTAAATGGTGTTGAGATTGATGCTAAATTCAAAGGTGATAACAATCCTTACATTGATAAAGCAGAACTGATACCTGAAGAACCACTTAAAGAAGTTCCAGCCAGAGATCCTTCATTACCTGATCGTAGCCAAGTTCAAAACTTATTTTATAGTCCTATTGTCCCACATCCTGATGATGAAAGCAGAGCAATGGATAAGAAATGTCACGTATTATTTAAGAAATACAAAAATGGTATGATTAGTTATGAAGTGCTTGGACCACTTGAGCAAAAACCAAAGGGTGAAAAGATTGACAAGTTTGGTAGAACACGCCCAGAAATTATTACCTGGGTTGATCCAAGAACAGGCGAACAAACTATTGTCCGTGAAGATGGCACACTAACTCCGCAGGGCAAACGCTTGCGTGGTATGATGATGACATTTAAGGTCAATCGCAGTAATCAATGGGAAGTATGGATCGACAGAGAGTTTATCAGTCTTGATGATTCAGTTAAAAACAATCCTTGGGATTTGACTAAATGACCGCCCGAGAAACAGAGATCAAGGCAGCACAAGACGCTGCCAGATACAATGACACGCTTATCTTACAAAAGGTAAATGCCAGTCATCGTATCGCATTTGCTGACAAGTATCCAAATCAGGTTGAGCATATCCTTCGTTTAATCACGGAACGATTACAACTTGGTTTGACTAAACTTGAAGGCACTGATTTACAAAACCCTAAAACTTGGATTTTAAGTTGTGATGAAATAGAAAGCCTTGCTCAGGCAATGTTTTATGTCCATCAAATTAGACAAGACTTAAAGGCTGAATAATGTTAGGACAAGATGTATTGATGGCGAGAGCACTACGCTACAGCGTGGATAAACACGGTCTTGACACTGACGCATTAAAAAATATACCAGGTTCATTACAAAGCCAACTAATGGACTTGGCTATTACCGTGGCTGAAGATATGAAGTTTAATAGTCTAAAATACTTTAGACCTTTTGAGCATCAACTTAAATTCTTTGCCACAGGCGAACACGATAGACGAGGGATATTGGCTGCTAACAGGATTGGTAAAACCGTATCTACTTGTTTTGAAACAGCCTGTCATTTAACAGGATTGTATCCAGATTGGTGGCAAGGACATAGATTCACAGCACCAATAACTTGTATGGTGGCTGGTGAGGGATGGAGTCAGGTAGCATTAGTGCTACAAAATGAATTGTTAGGAACGCAAGATGTTAAAATTACTGAAAACTTGGGAACTGGTGCTATTCCTCGTAGTTGTATCGTTGTTGATACTATGCGAAATGACGGTGCCAATTGTATCGGAGTGGAGATTAGGCATACTTCTGGGGCTAATAGTTATTTGTTATTCGCAAATTATACTCAGGAGGTTCGTCAATTACAAGGTTTTAAACTCAATATGGCAGTCTTCGATGAGCAACCACCAGATGACTTCTTCAGTGAGATCGTCACTCGAACTGCTACTACGCAAGGAAAGATTCTCTGCTCATTCACGCCACTTAAAGGACTCAACGGACTTGTCAGTAAATTCTGGAACCGAGAAGAAGGATACAACTACATCCGTGTAAGTTGGGATGATTGTCCTGAATATGATCCTTGGGGTCAGCCATTTTTATTAAAAGAAACCAGACGACAACTTGAGCGTGACTATTTGCCACACGAGCGAGAAGCCCGAATAGCAGGTAAGCCTGTAATGGGTAAAGGTGCTGTGTTCCAGTTAGGTGATTGGGCAGCAGTGACATACAAAACAGGTGAAGTAGATTTTAACAGGATGCCAAACATTCAACGTGTTATCGCACTTGACCTTGGTTTAGTCAATGACAAAACCGTTATATCATTGATGTATTGGGAGCCGAACGAGAAAATGGCATACTTACACAGACAGATTGTTATACAAGGTGTTGAAGAAGCCGTGCCAACGCAATATGTCAATCACCTGCTCAGACCTGAAGTATTTGGCACACCCATAGTATTACCAGCAGACGCAAGCACCAAAGGCAGATATACAATGAGTTCAAGTAGTATCCGTGAGTTGTTTGAAAGTTATGGACTCAATGTTTATGAAAATGCTATTATGAATCCACCAGATCAGTATGGCAAACAGAACAACCACAAAAGTTATGGCATCAACCAGATGCGACAAATGTTTGAAATGGGCACATTTTTCGTAAATGAAAATTGCTCTAACTTTTTAACAGAAGCACAAAACTATTTCGTTGATGAAAAAGGCAGATTCAGTGATCCAGATGATTGTATAGATAGTTGTCGTTATGCTATTATGGCTGTCTTACAAGGCATCGCAGAACCATTTGATGGTATGAGCAGTCAGCAGAGAATGAGAGCACAACGTGATAGATATGTTAAATATGATGATAGTCAAAAACCAAGTTGGAAGAAGACTTACACAGCAGAATAAGGAATTGAAATGAAGATTTTTATTAGCATAGCGAGTTATAGGGACCCGCTGTTAGCAAATACCGTGAAAGATGCCTACGATAACGCACACAACAAAGATAGTTTAGTATTTGGAATTGTAGATCAAAGTTTTGGAATGGAAACATTTGACCCTGGTTATTTTGACTTTAAGAAACAAATCAGGTATGTCAGGATAGAACCACATTTAAGCCGTGGTGCTTGTTGGGCAAGACACTTATGCCAGACATTATATAATGAAGAAACTTATTATTTCCAAATAGATAGTCACACAATCTTTGACAAAGACTGGGATTTGTATTTTATCAATCAGTTTAGACACATAGAACAATATCACGCTAATCCAATTATCACAAGTTATCCATACCCGTTTGAGATCATAGACGGAGATTTAACTAACCTGAAAAAAGGACAGACCACCACAGATTGTATGCTGTTGGCTGTAAATGAAGAACACACATTTAAAAATGCCAACGAACAACACGCAAGTATTCGTGGAACTTTTGGCAAAAAGCAAGAACCAAGTCACGGATTTTTAATTGCTGGTGGATGTTTGTTTGGTCCAGGACATTTAGTAGAACGAGTGCCATATGACCCGCATATCTATTTTAGTGGTGAAGAATGTTCATACGCACTACGCTTATGGACACACGGCTATAATATATTCCATCCTTGTAATATGCCAGTGTATCATCAATATGTTGGTAAGTATAGAAACAAGGCTTGGGCAGATAAAATGATAGAACCACACGCACAGACAAAATGGCACGAATACAGCACGGCTGGCAAGCATCGCAGTAATCGTGTGACCACAGGCAAAGAACTTGGTATCTATGGATTAGGCACTAAACGCTCACTTAAACAATATATTGATTTTTGTGGGTTAGACTACATCAACCAAAAATACACTGACAAGAAAGTCAGCGAAATAAATTACAAGGAATCAGTATGAAATACACCCGAGGTCCAGTTAGCACAGACAGAGAATTTGTGCGTCCAACTATACCAGCCATTGTTGCTTGGTATGACGAAATAAAATTAGAAGCAGAACGCAGTGGTTATAGAGCATATTTAACTGGCAGAAGTTTAACAGACATCAATAATACTATGGATGTTGATATTGTATTCACAGGCAAAATGAACATAGATGCTTTAGAGCATTTGTTGATCTCCAGTGTAGTCACAGGTTTTAGACATAATTTAGTTATAGATGCTCGTTGGCAAAATGTCATTGAAACAGCAGAATTTAAAGATGGTAAGATTACAATATTACCCACTGAATTTGTATTCTTAAATTATCACGAACACGACAACGGACAGGGACGCAAGGTCATCAACGATTACAGACTACATCCTGCTTTTGCCAAAGTCAATGACAATTTAGTTGGCAGCACATATCAGCGTGTGGCTAAAAAACTTAAACCGCATTTAGAACAATATATAATGAAACACGGCAAACTTGCCCATTTACCTTTAGGAGCCGCAGAATGATCATAGACAGAGAAGATTACAAATTAGATATAACTCTACGAAAACACAGCAAAGATCAGTATGTTATAAAGATTAAAAAATACATTCCTGAACTGGGCTGGCGTGAATTCTTCTTTATGGTGTCGCCTGACGAATTGACCAAGATACGCCAGGCATTAGAAAACGCTAAATAATAGATAAATTAAAGGTAATTACCCATAATGTTAGACATAAAAAACACCGTCATCACAGACCTCAATCAGAATAGAAAAATCAATGCCAACTTTGTGCGTTTGAAAAATCTGTTAGAAGTTAAAATGGCTTCATTCTTACGCTATCTTGCTACCAAGAACGCTGTAAATAGAAGTGCCGACTATCACTATCTGTGCTTGGCTGTGACAAACTCAACTGCCCCTGTAAATGGCATTGACTATATTCACCCAACCGTAAAACCAGTTGTGGATTATACAACAGCAGTTATCGCCAAAGGATTGATGCCAGGTGGTGAAATCAACTTTGAATTCGTAGCCGATGGTGAAGATGATGAAGTTGCCGCAAGACAAGCCAGTGATATGGTATCAAAGGTAGTCAATCAAATGAACGATCCGCACTTTATTTTAGAGCGTTGGATTATGGATGCCAATCTACACAAGAATGGTATGATGATGATTAAACCTGTGCGTGAGCAGATTGTCCGTTATGTTGAGACACAGGGAACCAATGACCAATTACGAGCATTTGAACAACAAGCCAGTGAAAGTGGTTTGACAGCATTACGCCAAAGCAAACGACAAGTCAGTATTGATATGGAAAAGGCTATGGCAGAGATACAACAAAATCTTGGACCTGAACGAGCACAGATGGGCAGAGATCATTTAGAAAGTGCTATCAACGCTTTTGGTGATGGTGAAGATTTGATGGTTGAAGAAGATTTACAGACTATCAGTGTTGATGCTGAAACATCAGTATTAGATGATGCTGTTAAACGCAACACAATTTACAAAGCCAAATACAAACTAACTGGTTATAGTATCAACATCAAGTTCCATCCTATTGCTCAACATTACTGGATCTGCGATCCAACGGTGCCTGAAATCAAAGATCAACCATTCTGCGGGTATTACGACCCAATGACTATACAGGAAGCAACTGAGTTATATCCTGATATCAATTTAGAAGAATTTAGACGACACGCTGAATACAACCAAAGCGGAGCATATCAAGCGGGTTCAGTATTAAACAACTTGGCTATTCACGCCCGTGATAGTGTGCCTGTTATGGGCTTGCCTGTTAGCAGTGGTGCGGCACAAGATGAAGATGCCAGAATTGTCAGTATTGTCACTGCTTGGAACAGATTTGACATTGACGGTGATGGTGAGTTAGAACTTATTGAAATTATCTATTCAGGTTCATACATTATCAGTGCCAGAGAAGTTGAGTTTATTCCTGTTGCCAATATGTGTCCTCGTCCATTGCCAGGAAACTTTTATGGTATGAGCGTGGCAGAATCAGTTGTTCCTGCTCAAGAATATAACACATCAGCAGCCAGAGCAGAGATTCAGTTAGGCTTACTAACAGCAACACCAAGAATAGGTGTTAAACCAGATAGATTAGATTTTGAGATGCTACAAGATGGCGAATCAGCAATCTTTATTCTTGACAGCAAGTTTGATCCTGCCAAAGACATTTACCAAATCCCACCACCAAGTGGCAATCTTGCCTTCCTTGAAACTGCTATGGAACGTATCAAACAAGACACTATGTCATTGGTTGGTATGACTTCACCCACAGATGTGTTCAACCCAGAAGTTATGGCACCTGGCAATAGTGGTATCAAACTACAAATGGCACTAACGCCTAACCAAATCATTCAGGACAACATTGTCCGTAATGCTGCCGAAGGATTAAAAGAAGCACTATGGTTGGTATGGAGAACATTGATACAATACGGTGATGACTATGGTGTTAAAAAGTTAGCCGCATCATTCCACCCTGACAAAAAAGCAGAGTTCCTTGACTATTTGGCTTGGGATGATATGAACTTTTGTGAGCGTAAAGAAATACACTTGGAGTTAGCAGTTGGTATGATGAGTGAAGAAAACTCATTGGGCAGACTACAGATCATTCAAAAGTGTCAGGCAGATTTGTATGCTACAACACAGGCTATGGTCACTGCTGGCACTTTAACTCCCGAAGTGTATAAAAAGGTCAAGAAGCCTTTTGCTGACACTCTGTATGTTTTAGGTGTCAAAGACTGCGATACATATTTGCCAAGCGATGAAGAAGTCCAAACAATGATTACTTCTGGTGCTGAAGCAATGAAGAACAGAGAACCAAGTCCAGAAGATAAGAAACGCTTGAGTAGTGCGGCATTGGATGATACAAGAGCAGAACAGATCAAAGCCGAAATGGCTGGCACTGATGCCGAAAGCCAGTTGGATTATATGGCACTTGCTCAAGGAACTCCAAAGGTATATAGTTAAATAGCATAAATAAATGTATGATAAATGATAATACGGTGGAGTTTTATAACTCCAGATTGACTATAGATTTGAGCAGTTTGAAGAACCTAAAGCCAGAACAACTGGACAAGGTTCGACATTATGGAACACAGGCTGAGAACTTGTTAAAGAACAAGGACTTGGCTATGTTTATACACCATTTTAAGTTTGAAGTGGCAGACGCACTGGCTAACATCAGGGCACACACTCCAGACGACAATGCTGAAAGAGTTGCTTTAAGTAATCAACTTGTAGGCATTGACAATTTTGTAAGTAGTCTTAAAAAGGCTGCTTACTTAAAAAGCCGTATCGTAAGCAACATAGAGTCGCCCGATACTAATTAAAGGAAATAGAAATGACAGAACCGATTAGTCCTAACACCTCACAAGGTGCGGTCACTGAATCACCAGCAGTTCCGAGTATGGATTCAATAGCCGCTAAAATGACCGCAATGAAAGAAATGACTTTGCGTAATCAAATTGGTGCTACCAACCAGACTGCGACAGGAGTAGATGAAGAGGCAGAGCAGTCATCAAACCCTGTGGCAAACGATATGCCAGAAATTGACGACACTGAAAATTATAATAGCGATGGCAGCGATCAAGAAGCAGATGCCCCTGAAGAGGTAAGCACTGGTAGTAATGATTCATCAGCAGACGAACTTATTGACTTTGTAGAATTTGCTGAGACTAATCCCAATGCTAAATTCAAGTTCTTAAAGAACGGCAAAGAAGTAGTTATTGATGCTAAAAAAGCAGCCGCAATATTAGGTCAAGGTGGAGCAATACACGAAGAAGCAAGGCAGTTAAAGATAGAACGAGCAGAGTTTGACGAGTATCTCAATGAGGCACGAGCCAGACAAGAAGGTTTAACTTTAGCAATGGAATTTACCGTTCAGCCAAAATTACAGGCAGCGTATGATGAGATTGTGAAAACACAAAATTATCAAACTACCTTCCAGCAACAATTGGCAAGAACAAGTGATCCTGCGGTAGCCGCAAGGATACAGGCAAGTATGGCACAGAATGAACGCTGGATACAGCAACAACAACAGGTTATATCACAAATTAAACCTGCTATTGACCAGTTCAGGCAAGTGCGTAGTCAGCAAGTATCCGAACGATTAGACGCAGCCCGACGAGGATTTACAGACAAAGAGTTGAAAAACGAATATGTCTATAATGAAGTCAGGGATAAGGTTAGCAAACTTTGGAAGAATGCTAAAGACGAGATCATTCCAGGTGTTCCTAATATAGACCTAATCAGCAGTGACGAAGCACTTTTAAGTCTCGTCCGTGACGGTCTTCGCTACAGAGACAAGCCATCTACTAAATCCGCAGGTTCTTCTATGGCAGCATTGACTAATCGCAAAGGCACTTCTTCAGGGAAGGGCAGTAGTGATGAAATCAGCAAACTTCGTGAGCAAGCCAATAGAGGCGATAAAAAAGCCTCTGATAACCTTTTAGTAGCACGATTACAGAGTATTCGTTCTGGTAGAGGGGGAAGATAAACAACCATTATTAAAGGAAAATAAAATGGCAGAAATTACAACATCCCAAATTGGCAATGGCACAACACTACCTTATAGTGCTGATATCGTTGTTAAAGATTTAGACCTTGATGTGTCTAATCGTGTCAAGGACGACACACCAGTGCTCAATATGTGTATGAGCAAAAAGCGTAAAGTAAATTCTACTTTACCACTATGGACTGATGACATTTATCGTGCTCCTCAAGTTCAAGCACAGATCGAAGGTGCCACGGTTTCTACAAGTCAAGCAGAGAGCAATCAACGCTATAACTTGGGCAACTACACGCAGATTTTCAGCACCGTTATTGCGGCTTCTGGAACTGCTCGTGCCGTTCTACAATCTGGCGGAGATCCGCAAAGTTATCAGGAGGTAAAACAACTGATTGAGTTGATGTTTGACGTTGAACAACAATTAGTTCGTGCCGACCAAATCGGAACGAAGTATGCTGGTCAAAGTGGAACTGCTTCAGGTTTGCCAGCAGGACAAACAGGTCGTCGTATGGGTTCATTAAACTCATTCGCAGGCACTATGTCTTTCAACACAACTTCAGGCACAACTTCAGGTTTAGATACATTCTATAACAATGAAGATACTGATAGTTCTACACAAATCAGTAATGCCCTTCGCATTTATGCTAATGGTAATTACTACTACGGTGGCACATTTACTAACCAGTATTTTAGCCCAGCGTTATACAAGCAATTGGTCACGGTTGCTGAACAACGCTACAATGCTAAAATCCGCACGGTAGTTGCTCCAACAAGCCTACGCACTTCTTTAAGCGACAATATGCCACAAAGCCGTGGTATCAATCGTGTTGATAGTGCTCGTGGCGATACTATCCAAACTTATGAGGGTGATTTTAATTACACTTATGAGATTTTCGATAGTTGGATTATGGACCAAGTAAATGCTAACAGCATCTACTTTATGAACGAGGATGTTCTACAATGGGGTTCATTGCGTGATCTTGGACCAAATAATGAAGTCTTCTCAAACGCTGATGCGTCATTGGACCAATTCATTATGGAAGGCACATTGATCGTTCGCAACCCAGCAGGCGTTGGTGTTCTAAACAACATCACAGCAGGCACAACAGCACAGGCATCATTGCCAAGTGCTCGTCCAGCCGCTTTGGTAAGTCGCACAAACTTCGGTCCTGGCGATGTCACACCTTAAATCTTTTTAAGATTTTAAGTGACAAGGGCAACTTCGGTTGCCCTTTTGTTTGGCTAAATAATACTATGAAAGATATAAATCAACCTGAATATCTGGACGATAAAGATCCAGAAAAGAATCACGATTACTGGAGACAAGATCACGGTGGTATGGTGACTACACACAATGGTGTGGCTGAACGCTTATTATCTAATAACAATGACTTGTATAATAGTATGAAAGGTGATTGGAAAAGAACTGACACTAATAAAAGTGGCAATATGATTGTGACCACTGGCAGAGAAGATGGCAAGTTTTACATCAAACGAGAACAGCAGAACACCGAAGAAATTAAACTGCGTGTAAAGAACTACAGACACGCTGCCGAACTTGGTATTCCTGATCCTTTGGCACCTATTGGTGAAGATGGCAAACTAACTTATAAGTGGATGGATTTGCCCACGGTTATCAGTATCCGTATCAGTGACCAATACTTTGATGGTATTCCTTGGAACGCTATTAAAAACGACAGAACACTCAAAGCCCAGTTTTACAGAGTTGTTCAACAAGAATATCCAGAATATGTGACATACCCAGGTGGTAAATTACCTATTCCCATAGATGTGCCTTATCCCACAAAACGAGGCGAACAGAAATACTTTAAAGGACTACATTAAAAATGTTTGTAATACCCACAGCCGATGACCTTGTGACATTTGTTAAAGACTTCACAGGTTCTACCAATGACGCAGAAATAAAGAAATGTATTTTTATGGCAGAAATGTCAATGAGAAATATTGAACTACCAGCATTACGCTGTGATCCTTACGCACCTGAAAACATTGGTGTAGCAGATCAAGATGGTAGAGTGCCTATCCCTGCTGATATGAACAAGCCTATCTTGTTTTTCCAACAAGGAGCACAGGTCACTACCAGTGCTACGGCTACAGGTGTTAGTGGGCAACTTACAATTACACTAACTTCAACTCCAGCACAGACTATACAAAATAATATGTTGGTGTCGGGAACTGGTATTGCCACTGGTGCTCTGGTAGTAAATGTCACTGGTGGAGGCGGCAGTGGTTCAGTTATTACTTTAAGTATTGTCAATACAGCCACGGTTAGTGGCACTATAGTGTTTGCCACTAATGCTAACAACAGCAACCAAAGTGGTCCTTGGATTGTCTATGACCGTATTGGTGACAGAGACATTATTACTCAAGGTATGCTTGCCCAGTTATATTTGAGTCCAGTCAATGTGCCAAATGTGATCCGTGGTAAGTTCAGTGAAGTAGCACAAAAATATCAATTCATTCCTTATGTTGCCGAAGGTGCTCTAATCAATTTATATTACTATAAGGCTTGGGATTTGTTATTTGCTCCACAGGATGATATTCTAATCAGCACAACTGGTAGTGTAAATCCTATTAGTGGTAGCGGTCCTTGGTTGATTGGTATCAGTGGTATGACAGATATCAACGGATTAAACGTTGGTGATCACATTACAGCCACAGCAGGAACAGGTAGTTTAGGCACTGGTTTTACTACTGCTATTGTCACACAACTAACTTCAAGCACAAGTATTCAAGTAAGTGTCACTGGTGGCACAAGCCCACAAGGTGGCACTATAACCAACATCAGCATCACTGATTTAACGGTTCAAAGCAACGCAGTATTGGCAACTTGGGCAGAAGGTTATGTATATGCTACATTACGTGAGTATTACATTAAACGACACAATGCCGAAGATGCTCAGGTATATGCTCAAAAGTTTGAGAACGCATACAACATCGTAGAAGATCAAAACAATTTAGGTAAGTGGAGTGGAGGACATACTAAACTAACTTCAGTATGGCAGCCTCGTCAATACAGAAACTACGCTTACAAATAAGGACAACAAATGGCTAATAATACTTCTTTATATGGTTCAAATGGTAATGTATTACCAGCAGGTGATAATGTCATTATCACTGGCACACTAACGGTCAATGGCTGTTCAATACTCACTGATTGTAGTGCGTTTAACTTACTACCGTTTAATGCCAACACATTAAACATTGGTTTAGAATCAACTACTCTTGCCTTGGGTGCTACAA